ACGAATGGTTCGACCATCGGCACATCTCAGATCATTTCTAGTTGCCCAACCAGAAAAATCATAAGTTTCCATTCTCTACATTCCTCCTTTACACAGTAGTACGAGTCTGATTGATGATGTTATTTACGTAATCCTGTGCAGGATTTCCACCCTGTTGCTGTGCAATCTCTTCACTCGACTGCGACAGGTTCTTATTACGCAGAACATCAGCATTCGGATCGTCCGAAGGTCTAAGACCAACAATCTGTCTAAGTTCATTCGATGTCATGATTTCGTTTCGAGTGAACTTATCAGCGATCTCAGCAATATCACTGACAGGAACCAGACGGAAAGGATCACTGAAGTACATAATAGACTGCTTCTGAGAACGAGCTGTCTTTGTGAGAAATACTCGCTTCATAGAGTCTACGATGGCTGCAGCAATTGGTTCTACAACACGATTATTGTAGTTCAGCATGACTTTTTGGTCTGCTGTTCCGTCCAAGATCTCCTGAGTGATACCGATCTGACTGAACATAAGTTTTGTCAGATACTCGATCTGATTCAGGAGGTTATTATCGAGAGATCTGTTAAGCTGAGTGATCTTTTCGGTAC